GGAGCAATGAGTTCTCGTAAGAAAATTCATTATGTTGGTACAGACCCTAATCCAGATAATTATTTACCTGAATTGGGTAAATCACGTTATGAGTATGTAGCAGATTTTTATAATAAGAATTGTGTAGATAATTATTCAGATAAACTTACATCATTCTTTGATATAACACCACAAGGTAATACATATGAACTATTTCAAGATGGTTCTGAGTTGATAAAAAATAATTCAGATTTTCAAAAGTACAAGGGTAAATTAGATTTCTCTTTCACATCACCACCTTACTTTAATAGAGAACAATATTCACAAGATGAAACACAATCTTTTAAGGCGTATGGTGAATATGAAGATTGGAGAGATAATTTCTTAAAACCTACTTTAACAACTATTTATGAGTATCTAAAGAATGATAGATACATTGTTTGGAATATTGCTGATATAAAAATTGGTGAAAGTACTTACTATCCATTAGAACAAGATTCAATTGATATTTTAGAAGAATTAGGATGTGAGTATAAAGGTAAACTTAAAATGTTAATGACACGAATGGTTGGATTAGACCCATCGAAGAGTGGAATTAAAAACGCAGTAGAATATGAAGGTAAAACTTATAAATTCGAACCAATGTTTGTATTTAAAAAAAAATAAATGAGTAAACTAATAAACCTCTTTGGTGGTCCAGGTATTGGAAAATCCTCAATAGCAAATGGTATCACCTACAAACTCAAAAAGAAACATATAAGTTGCAACAATCCCTACGAATTTCCAAAGAAATTAGCATGGGACCACAACATACCAGCAATATCAGACCAACTTTATGTATTTGCTAACCAACATAGAGGAATAGCTGAATGTTATGGTAAGGTAGATTATATAGTAATCGATTCACCGATTCTATTTTCTACTATTTATCATCACTATTACACAGAAGGTTATCCAGCAGGATTTTATGGACAACCTTTTCATGATTTGGTATTAGATTTACATAGTAGATATGATAGTATCAATATCTTATTGGAAAGAGGTGATAGTATACACAATAATGATGAGAGATTTCAGAAGTTAGAACAATCAATCGAAATCGATAAATTGTGTAAAAAAATATTAGATGATAATGATATTCCTTATCATACAATCAAGGTTGGACCAAAGACAGTAAAAAAAGTTATGAAATTATTAGGATAGTCCAAATAAATTTCGTATATTTGTATAAACATAAAATAAATAACAATGGCAAACTTACAAACAATTGCAAACAAATTCAAGATTTCGGATAATTTTCTGAATTCTAAAGAAGATGGACTATTAGTAGTAGCATCATCATTACAAGACATTATTGGAGAATTAAACAGAAACGATAAACGAGGAATTGATGAAAATGCAAAACAATCCATAATTACTAAATTAGAAACTTTAACTGATTTTTGTAAAGATGTAAAAGGCTCTGGTGTATAATGGCATTCTTCGAAGATAATAACAAACCCAATGAGGTAACTAATTCTCTATGGACAGAACGATACAGACCTTCCAAACTAACAGAATATGTTGGTAATGAGCATTTAAAGGAAAAGGTAAAGGATTATATCGAAAGTGGGGAAATTCCTCATCTTTTATTCTTCGGTAAAGCAGGAACAGGTAAAACAACCTTGGCAAAACTTATTGTTAATTCAATAGAGTGTGACCATATTATTATTAACGCATCTGATGAGAACAACGTAGATACTGTTAGAAATAAAGTAAAAGGGTTTGCTTCAACGGTTGGTTTTAAAGATATGAAAATCATCATTCTCGATGAGTTTGATTATATGACACCAAATGCACAAGCAATCTTAAGAAACTTGATGGAAACGTTCTCAAGACATTGTAGATTCATTCTAACTTGTAACTATGTTGAGAAAGTAATCTCACCAATTAGAAGTAGAACACAAGAGTTTCAAATTGTACCACCAACTAAAAAAGATGTTGCAATTCAAATCTCACAGATTTTAGGTAAAGAAGGTGTACAATTTCAACCAAAAGACCTTGTACCTATCATTGATAGTTCATATCCTGATATTAGAAAGATTATCAACACGTGTCAGTTGAATTCATCCAAAGGAGAATTAAAAGTTGATACAACCTCTGTAATCGATTCTGATTTAAAATCAAAGGTAGTTGAGATTCTTAAAAATAATGACTCAAAACCTAATAAGTGGAAAAGTATTAGACAATCTGTTGCTGATTCAAAGGTACAAGATTTTACAGACCTATATACTTTCTTATATGAAAAGGTAGAAGAATATGGTGGAAGTAATACTTCAAATATAATTCTTATTCTTTCAGAATCTCAATATAAAGATTCAATGGTGGTTGATAAGGAAATTTCTTTTATGAGTTGTATAATACAAATAGTTGGAATATTATGATATAATTGAAAATATAAAAATGATAGAATCAATAGGATGGTTAGTAGTAGCCGTAATAGTAATGTATTTAGGAAAAGTAATAGGTAAGAAAATCTGGCCAGAAGATTGGGAAAATTAAGATATGAGATACGACCCTACAAATCAACTATCTGATGATGAATTGGATATATTGGCCAGAAAAAACTTTGATGAGTTTTTAGATTATTTGGACCAAAAGGCCGCACATCTTAAACAATTCATAAAACCACTTAGTTCTTATCATACAAAAAGATTTGCTTCATTGTCTATGGCACAACAGGGTAAGCAAATTACATCTGAAGAATTAAAAAAGGCTGAAACGATTGGTAAAGATAATGAAAAGAAAGTTATTAATAAAATAAAAAACAAATAAATTATGGCAAAAATTATAGGAATGAACGGCGGGGGAAATACACCACCACCTAAACAACCAAAGATAGATTTATCCAAGGCAACAGAATTGAAATGTCAAGAATGTGAAGGTACGGTATTCATACCAGGTACTAAGTTCTTAAAGATTTCTAAAATAGTAACAGGTACACCAAATGATGCAATCGTACCAGTAGAGTTATATCTATGTGGAGATTGTGGTGAGATAAATCAAGAGTTATTACCAAAAGAATTACAGAAACCTAAATTATAATATGGTAAATGTGATTGTAATGAGTAAAACGAAATTTAGGATACTACTGTTAATAATTGTATAATGAAAAATAAACTTTTTATATTTGGTTGTAGTCATTCTGCAAAATTTAAAGATTCCGGAATTACTACTGATTACGAAACTCACTTAAACGGTTGGCCATTAAGTTGGTCTGAAATTTTAAGTGATAACTTAAATTTAGAATTAAGAAACCTTGCAAGAGGTGGTCGTTCTAACGATAGTATATTTGATGATTTTTGTAATGAGTCTGATAATATTAAAAAAGGTGATGTTGTTATAATAGGTTGGAGTTACCTAAATAGATTTAGAATATGGTCTACTAAATATAATCCAACTCGTTGGATTGATGTATCAGTAGCGGATTTTGAAACGATTAAAGAAACTACTGGGTTTTCAAAAAGGACAGTAGAAGAAATTTGTTTAAGTAGAGACAATCAGTTATATGAAACTGAAATACACAATAGAGAAAAATTAATATTAGATTATTTAAAATTAAAAAATGTTAATGTATTTTTATGGAATGGTGGCTCTCCATTTGAAAATAATGATAATTATTTACTTGAAAAATTTGAAGAAAACTTGTCTGAAACTTTTGAAATATGGTTCCGTAAAAATGGGGGTTCTACTATAACCGAAGAAACTCAAGGTAAGATAATTGATAACCACTTAGGTAAACATGGAAATATACTTCAAGCTGAATTATTCTATGATGAAATTTTAAAAAAAATATAATGGCAAGTAAAACGTTATTCGACCATATAAAGGCAATTACTCAATTTCAAGACCCTAAATATTGGGATACTCTTGATGATGATTCAAAAAAAACATTTTCGAACTACATGATACATAGATTTCTTTCTATGAATCCCGATTGGATAGAAGTACTTTCAGAGATACAGCCATATACCCAATCATTAGAACCTAAACAACTTTATTTAGCTCTTATTGGTATTTTGCCAAAAGGTAGATATTATCTAAAATACGTTAAAGGTAAGAAAACTGATAAATATGAATCTTGGTTAGTTGATTTATTAAAACAAGATTTTAATTGTTCTATAAAAGAATCAGAAGATTATTGTGAAATATTATATTCAACTAAAGAAGGTAGAGAAAATATAAAATATATTTGTGAGAAATATGGCGTGGAACCTAAATTAATTACTAAATTAAAGTTGAAACTTTAATAGAAAAAATTAGGTTATATCAAATAAATTTCGTATCTTTACATAGTAAACGATAAAACAGTTATAATATGGCAAGAGTAAGTTATTCTCAGTATGGTATGTATAGTTCATGCCAACAACAGTACAAATTAAATTATATTGATAAGTTAGGAATATCAAACGCTAACATTCATTTAATTTTCGGGAGTTCGATGCATGAAGTGGTACAACATTTCTTAGATGTAATGTATAATGTATCTAAAAAACAAGCACTCCAACTTCCTCTTGAATCAATGTTAAAGGATAAGTTAGTAGAACACTTCATGAAGTACAAAGAGAAGATGGGTGAAGATGACCCATGTACTCAAGCTGAACTTGGTGAGTTCTTTGAAGATGGAAAGCAAATATTAAAATACTTTACTTCTAAATTAGATAAACTTTATACTAAAAGTGGGTTCGAA